CCAAAACCAACCATGGGGAAACATATGAGCATTTCGACTTTGATTGCAGAATACATCATTCAGCGTGTGCGTGATTGCATCACGATGGATAATGACGATTCCGGAATCAGCCGTCTTGCTTCAGATGTTCTCCATGAGCTTCTGTCGTGTCCTTCGGAGGTCAGGCTTATCGATCATGTACTCAGTACACTGATCGGGCTTGCCATCGAAGGGCTGCGACCGAAGCTATAGTCGGTCTCGGGAGGATTCTTTGTTGAGGCCTTTAACTTAACGATAAGGAGGTTTGTATGACTATTGAAAAGAAAGCTTTGCTTCTCGCTCAATGTCAGTCGATGGCTCTTTTGCTCACTGAACGTCTCGGGGAGTCAAATCCCTGGGCGCTCGTGGACTTTATTGCCGCCGACGAAGCTGAACTTGCCCTAAGCAAACGCTTAATGCATGAACTGCTTTACTCTCCTCCCCCTCGTCAGTAGTTGGGGTCTCGGTAGTAGCCGGCTGTACTTAGTACAGTGGGCCTGCTGCATACTCGCATTCTAGTTTATCCAGAATGTGGCTTCGGCCCGATAGGGCTATCCACCCTATCGGAGTACCCCATGACGGCAAACGTTAACAAGACCACTTATCAGTATACGTCGCTGATGATCGGAAGCGAATCGAATAAGACTGGCGGTGCCAATTCTTATCCGACCGCAGATCCGCCCACCATCACGACGAATGCTAGTTTGACCTTGAACGTTTACAGGAACGGGGGTAATACGCCCAATTTCCGATCTGCTAGACGAACGTTTCGGCTTTTGCCAACTGCGTTCGAATATAAGAAAACTACGGAAATGGGGCAGATGGGTTACCGAAACTCTCGCTCACAAAGTGATCGCAACACCTACGGGTGGATCTCTGAGTATCAAGCTGGTTGTTTCGGGCCCGCGAACATCGGTACGTTTCGTACGATGTCCGATACGGAAAAGGCTGACCTTCGAGCCATCTCAGGTAATTCACTTCTTGAGAAGGTAAAAAGTCAATCTGTCAACGTGGCGCAGGCCATGGGAGAACGGAAACAGACTGCCAGACTGATTGGTGATACAGCAATCAGAATAGCATCCTGCATTCGATCTCTCCGCAAGGGCGATATCGCCTCTGCAGCTCGTGCCATCGGCGTCGATGCTCCTAAAAGGGCAGCTAGCCGGTATAAACGTGACTTTCCGGTGCGACCTGGGAAGGCCGCTTCTAGAGCATGGCTAGAGCTCCAGTACGGTTGGAAACCATTATTAGGCGACGTGTTTGGCGCATGTGAACAACTCGCGCAAAACGAAAATCGCATAATGTATGATACCAAACGCGCGAAAGCTCGTAAAGTCGTGGATTTGTCGAAGAAGACAGTGTTTGTTGACGGAAAAGTCATCACTACTACTGTCGTAACCGGCAATCTCTCCATGAGCTACGTCCAATCTGCGACGTATGCTAAGGGTGACTCTACCCGTCGTACTCTAGCACAGTTAGGAATATCTAACCCGTTGTTAGTTGCGTGGGAGCTTATGCCGTGGTCGTTTGTTGTGGATTGGTTCTTACCAGTAGGACAATTTATCGGAAGTCTAGATGCTACCAATGGTATCACCTTTTACTCCGGTTATGAGTCTTACTTTGTTAAGTCCTATGCCATTCAAACAGTCACGATTCAAGGCATTGACAATTCCGGCGTGAAAATAGATTCGATGAAGATATCGAGTAACGAGATCATACACACTAAGAGAGCCCCTATGTTAGGGTTCCCTGAGCCGTCTATGCCTCGTTTCAAGAATCCTTTGAGTCTAGCTCATGCCGCAAATGCCATTGCTCTTTTAACTCAACTTTTTCGGAAGTAAACACCTATGACAGCTATTGCTGCATTGACCATTGCTGACGGCCAGGGCACGCCAGCAAATCACACTTTCTCCCCGGACAACATCGATCCGAATGGAGTGGCACGTTGGGTAGACCGTAGCGGTGGTATTGCTATCGGTATGCCTTCGATTACGGAAAGCATCAAGCGCCCTTCTAAAAAGGGCTCGCGAAGCTACCGTGTCGTAACGAAAGTGACAGTCCCCGTGTTGGAACAGACCTCCCCTTCGACCGCGACTGGCATTCAGCCAGCCCCGACCAAGGCGTTTGATCTGATCTTTAACGGCGAGTTTGTTTTGCCTGAGCGTAGTACTCTCGCTCAACGGAACGATCTCTTGGCGTACGTGAAGAACTTCTTCTCGAACGTCAATGTGATCCCTCCTGCAATCCAGAACTTCGAATCAGTTTACTAATTCGCGGCCTGGCGGTCTTCTGACCACAAACCCAAAGGACTTACTATGTCATCTATTAAGAGACGTAGCTCCGATATTCTTCAAGAAGCTCGG